AACCAAAAAGACCAAAATCAATGAAGGAGAAGTTCCACAGTATTACATAGAGGAATCTCACGAACCAATAATTTCTCCGGAAGATTTTGAAGAAGTGCAGGCTGAATTTACAAGACGCAAGAAACTTGGCAGAAAATACAGCGGCAGTACGATGTTTTCTGCAAAACTGGTCTGCGGCGACTGCGGACACTTTTTCGGTTCAAAGGTATGGCACTCAACCAGTAAATACCGCCGTGTAATTTGGCAATGCAACAACAAATTCAAAGGAGAACATTTCTGTTCCACGCCGCATCTTTATGAAGATGAAATTAAAATACGGTTTATCTCCGCCTTTGCTGCATTTTTTCAGAACAGAGAAATGGTGCTGGAAACTTGCAGGATGCTGTTGGAGAATTTGTCCGATACTTCTGCTCTGGATACTAAAATAGAAATGCTGACCATGGAATTGAACGACATTGGCATTCTGATTCGTGAGCATATTCAGAAAAATGCGGAATCCGTACAAAATCAGGATTCTTACAATCTTCGCTACGATGAGCTGACAGGACAATACGAGAGAAAGAAAGGATTGCTCCAAAAAATGCAGCAGAAACGTATTGAGCACCAGAGTAGAATTGAATCAATGGCATCATTTCTGAGAACTCTTGAGAAAACCAACGACCCCATCGACTACTTTGATGACAGTATCTGGCGAACGACTATCGAGAAAGTAACCGTATTCCATGATGGCAGAATGGTTTTCCAGTTTGTTGACGGAACGGAGATTGAAGCATAAAGCAAGAAACCCACTATGGCATTAAGCTGTAGTGGGTGCTTTTTTTGCTTTTCACAAGAAAACGATAGGTGGGTGCATACTGGAAAACGATAACTGAAAAAGGGTGCATTTTTACTTTGGGAGGGTGCATTTTTTGCCCACAAGAAAACGATTACTTTTCTCAAAACGCCCCAAAGTGCGAAATCAAAGCGTATTTTTCACCGAAAATCTTACATAAGAAAACGATAAAAGCCTGAAAACAACGAAGTTTTCAGGCTTTTTGACAATGAAAATGCACCCTTATTTTGTATCAAAATAAGGGTGCAGGTATGCCTAAGGGCTCTCATTTTGATACAAATTAAACATGAAAATCCCGCAATTCTGCGAGGTTTTCTGTTTTTCAGCTGAAAATCAAGAGAATTGCTATCGCTCATAGATGTGAAAATCGAAAGCCAAATCGCAAACGATAAGCAAAGGTATCGTTTGGTTTTTAGAGGCTGTTTTCAGACATTGTTTGTACATAAGTTGAGCTATCGTTTGCGAGGCACTCGATTTTGGGCTATCGTTTGCTATTTGAAAATTGGTTTAGAGAATTAAGCTAAATGGCTGATTTTATAATGAATCCAGCTATAATCGTTTTATTTTCTAAAGTCCTAAAATTTTTCTTGCTTGGGATTCCTCCATGCCACTGGCGATGAGGTTTGCGAGGGCTTTCATGAGACCTTTAACTTCTCCTCTAGCTTCACCGATTGCTTCGCCTTCAGCTCTGCCCTTAGCCTCACCGATTGCTTCACCTTCAGCCTTGCCTTCAGCAATTGCATCCTTTCGGATATCTTGAATGGCTTTACACATATCGACCGTCTCCTTTCCCTCCGGAAATTTCATTTCTGAATGCGTAATCGTGTTGATGGCGTCTGCCGTTCGTTTGGAAATGCTCTTGAATGCTGCATCTTCTGTAACGATTTCTTCTAAGCGTTTCTTGTCTTTAGAGTACTTGATGAATTTCAGCAGCTCACACAATTCCGTCTGAAACTTCTCCAGTTCCGTATCTGACAATTCTTCCGGTGCAATGAGATTGATTTTGTAATCCGGTGTGTACTGTAAA